ACGGATCATTATATACCCCTGAGTTAATCGACAACGAAGTCTTCGGGTTAGCTACTGATCTAGGGGCTACATCCTTGACGATACAGGAAGTACAGGCGTGCTGTCTACCTGAGTTTACTGATTGGGCCAAGCCAGATAAGAGTAATGTACACCCGAGCATATTACCGCTAATCAATAACATACACACAACTGTATTAGGTGTCGACTGGTCTGTATCTGGATCTGTAGGATCGCATACAGTAGTGACAGTTCTAGGAGTCGATCATTCGGGTCGCATGACTCTATTGTTCGCTAAGAAGCTTATGAGCGGAGCTATATTAGAGCAAGTAGATGAAGTCCTTAGGATAGCCAATCAGTATAACTGTAAGATGATTGGATCAGATAGAGGTGTAGGTGTTTTACAGGGCGAGCTAATGCAACAACGTTACGGAGCCTTGCGGGTCATAATGTGTAACTACGTGTCATCTTCTCGAAGACTTAAGTGGGACAAAGCGGGTAACTTCTTGGCCTGTGATCGTACCGGCGCAATGGACGACATGATGCATAAGATTAGATTAGGACCTGACCGTTTCATATCGCCAGCTTGGAGTTTTACAGAAGGCCTATGGGGAGATGCATTATCTATATTCGAAGAAGAGACTGCTATAGGCAAGAGAGTATATAGAAAGCAACCGAGTATACCGGATGATTTCTTTCATTCGCTAGTATTCGCCAACTTGGCACACAAATATCTAACAGGCGAGCATAGGCATCTAGATAACTATGATGGCCAAGACTAAAATATAACTAACAAACACACCGGAGAATAATATGAGTAACGAAGATTTCACATTCAATTTCGATGACGTAGACAATGAGCTAGACTTTAAAGAAATACCTATGTTAGAGAAGGAGCCTGAGACTAATACTGAGGCCGAAGAGACTACCTCAGAGACTGCTGAAGAGGAGTCAGAAGAGACTAAAGCTTTACATAACGAATATTTGGTAATCTATGATGCCATTATGTTCGAGGATAAGTTCGAGAAGGAATACAAGCTAGGCAAGAAGTACTCAGCCGCGTTCTCAACTCGTTCAGCTGACGCTGACATGAAGATCAGCCGCCAGTTAGACGGGATGGACTTTAGTACAATGCATGCATTACAGACTATGTCTGCAGTCTTAACGATGAGCCATAGCCTAACAGCACTTAATGGTAAGGACCTCACTAAGCTAACAGTAGTTGAGCGTTATAACTTCTTACGAAGCAAGAGCTCGCATTTATTGGAGATGCTAAGTCACCACATGATTAACTTCGACGCTTTAGTGAGAGAGTCATTGGTATATGGTGAGGAAAATTTTTAAGTAAGCCTGTGTTTTGCATGAGAACTGAGTTGGAATTCAGAGGAGTCAAGCCGGCTCCTCTTTTCAGTTCTCGTGATCGCACATTGCGTGAGATGCTAGCTAAGATAAAGGTAGCAGAGTCTCACCAGTTGATGGCAACGTTAGCAGCATCTCTCGGAGACCACGAGAAAGCCAACGAATCAAACTCTAAACTACGCGATGCCGTGTGGTATACGCAAGTTACGGAAGATAGAAACCAGAGAATGTTCAAAGAATACTATACACAGTACAAGGGTATGACCCCTGAGATCTTCTTAGGTAAAGATGGTAAGCCGACAGTGAAAGGATTAACATAATGGCAGATCAATTTAACAGCCCTATTCAGGGCTACCAGGGATGGAACGTAAATTCCCCTTATCTATCACCTGCATACATGGCCAACTTTAGGCCTGGATATAGTGACGGTGGTATGCGAGATAACCCCTATACTAGACAACAGAGTATAGGAGAGAGCCTAAGACGCCTAGGCCCTGGAGAATACGCGTATGGCGCTGACACTCTTCAAGAAACTAGTGCCAACATGTACAACATTACTACTGCTGCAGGGGATGCCGCTGCATCTCTATTCCAGAATGTAGGCATACCTTTAGCAGCCTGGTATGGTATGAAGAGGATAAATGCTGCAGGTAGGTTCCAAGGCGGTGCTGAAGTCGGGGCTAGGATGGGGGCTAGAGCTGGGCGTATGTCTAGTAGATTTGCCACTGGAGCCTTAGGCAGAGGCGCAGGAGCGATTGGATTAGGTGGATTAGTCAATGCAGGCTCTGGTATGGCCAATACTATGGCCAACGGTGCTTCTAGAGCGGGGGCATTTGCAGGCGGAATGTTCTTACCTATCATGGCAGGACAAGTAGCATCTTCTATAGCAGACGCGGCCTTAATTGACCCTTACGTCTCTACTAGACGTGGTATGGACGCCATGCGTGCAAACACTGCTAACCAATTCATATCAGGAGAGGCACAGACAGCTTCTGGTGGATTCGGCATGTCAGCTACTAGGGCTCAAGCTATCAGTCAGTCTCTTACTGAAGCTGGTCAAGCAGACTTCTCATTAACTGGTGGTACTTATAACGAGATTGCCGATAATATGATGCGCGCTGGTATCTTTCAGGAAGTCGGCGACATGGACACCTCCCGTATCGTGGATGGAGTTAAAAAGGCTACTTCAGTACTTAAGTTAATCAGCCGTGTAACTGGAGATCCTGATATACAAGCTGGAATCCAAACATTAGCTACGCTTAAGGCGGGTGGGTTGGATGATATCCATAAGATGGAACGTGCAGTAAATCAGCTACGTGGTGCTTCAGCATCATCTGGTGTTAGCATGGGCCAGCTAATAGATACTATAGGTAACCAAGGCCAGGTGATGGCTCAGCAGCAAGGGATGCGCGGAGTTACTGGATTACTAGCTAGCGCAGACGCTTTTGCAGGCTTTACTAATGCTAGGCGAGCCGGTATTATATCTGGCGGCCAGATGCAGGCATTAGGCGGCGCAGAAGGTATGACGCAGAACCTTATGTCCGGAGCTTACCAAACTATGAATTCGGGTTACGGCCGAATGGCCATGCAGGGAGGGAGTCAATTCGGTACTGGAGTAAGTAATGCTATACAAAGTTGGGGCGCAGGGGTAGGCGGAGATCCAATTAGATCTCTAGGTGACTGGTTCGCTAACCAAGGTAGTTATAAAGAACGTGCGATGAACGACCAAGGTGCGGCCAGTATAGCGATACAGACTTGGAAGTCTAAGGCACGCATGATGGGGATGGACCCTAACGATGGACTCGTACTAGCTTCTATGGCTCAGGCAGAGGGCCTAAGCTCCGAGGAGTTCCGCTCTATAGCTGAAGCGGATAGGTCACGAAGTGATCCTGTATCACGTATGCGTATGAACGAGGCAAAGCGTACATCTAATAGGTCCGACTATGTCTCTGAACTACAACAGGAAGGGTTAGGCCTTACAGGGATACCTGTTCTAGGCAAGGCTCAGTATGCAGGTAAGAAGCTGACTAGTGATTTCCTGCGTGCAGGCGCCGAGTTTATGTCTCCATTAACTGAGACTATCGCAGAGGTATCTGACGCCTGGGAAGGCACCTTAGCTAATGCTAAGGGTATGCGATCTGACGCTAATGCTATACATACATTAACTGAAGGTAACGCCTTCATCAGGGTTCAGCTTAAGGGTTTTGAAGAAAGCTTAGGTAGGCCTGGGAGATTAGGGAAACCTCGCCGAGGCGTAGGAGACTTAATAGAGTCTGATAAGCAGGATAAGTATATAGCGGCCATTAGTAGAGCGATGTCATCGTCTGACCCTAGGGTTCAGAAGAAGGCGCAAAAAGCGTTACTAGCTATGCGCAACGGGGACAAGGGTGCGCTTGCTGTAGCTTTACGAGAGTTGGATTCTAGTGGGCAGATATCGGGACTTAAGAAAGGCTACGAAAAGGATGTCTTTCACGAGAATATCAATGAGCTTATGTCAAAGAATCTCATACAGCTTGAGCAAGATTCCGTGGTAGGTCTAAAGGTAGAGCGTAATGTAGGCATGGAGATTAATGAAGCTATGCGTGCAGATAATCCTGAAGAGGCTTTCAATGCCCTGATGGAGGAGAAGGGTTACAATAACTCTGAGTTATTACAGACTTTAGGTATAGACCCTAAAAGTCTAAAAGGCTCTATAGGCGCTCAGAAAATGACGGTTGCCGCCAAGGCGAAGAAGTGGTATGGTCAAGATATGGGCGATATAGAAGGCCCTGGATCGGTTAGCCAACTACAGAAGCGTATGCAGGCCCAAGGTATTAGTCCCGGGACTCTAGGAGCCTGGGCTTCTTTCAACAACCGAGACTTAGAGAGTCTAGCAGATGATAAGTTCAACCCGTGGTACGGTGGTACTCAGGAAGCTACTCACGAACTAGCTAAGAAGATAGATGATTTTGTAGCTGGAAGAGAGAACGACGCTAAGAGTGGTACAGGCGTTGACTGGACTGGACTTAAAGATGTATCTGAAGGTATTAGTTTACTAGGCCCTACGATGCAAAATAATACCGACGCTGTCAGGGAGAATACTAGAGCTATACAGAATAGAGACAAGAAGTTTAAGATCTCTAAGGAGGACTTCGACGAAGCGAACCCTAGGATCCCTGTCGTAGGAGGTGTTCGTAGATCTACTAGTCCTACGGCAGCTACAGACGTCAACCGATAAGGAGTCAGCATGGCTGAGAAGAAAAGCATTAAGCTGGTCAATATGACCAGCACTCAGATATTCAAGAATCAAGCAGAGAATATCTATAAGAAACTACGTCACGAGAATACTAGTGACGGGACAATATACTTCGCACCTACTCATATGGGCGGGGTTCCGGGCCAGAGGGATATCCTTACTGGTCATAACGTAATGCGAGAAACAGTGGTGACTAACTCATGAGACTAGGTGCAGTAGAAGATCGTAGTGGAGCTAAGAGTACTTGGGACTGGAAGGCTGAGTATGTAGAACGCTTGGCTAATGAAGAGGGACTTGAGATGTTTTCAGAAGCATCTGTCACTCCAGACACCATGCTCCTATTAGCAGGACCACCTCGTATACCTGATGACGGCTTTCAGGAAACCCTTAGCCCTATAGGATTAGTAAGCGATGTCACTTTCAACTCTGATAATAGCTTACGACCAATGTGGGAGATAGGTACTGATCAGACATACTTCACTAGAGGCAAGACTAGCTATCAGTTATCTATTGGGGCTATGGTTGCTAATAAGCCTAGCCTCATGAAAGTCATGACACGCCAGTCACCTATACAGGAGTACGACGAGGTAGACGGCCGATATCCTTCGGCACCGGACCACGTAGGTCAGTTTTGGACCAATATGGATACCGAGTACACGGCAGCGCCGTTCGGTATCTTGATGATCTTTAAGACTAAGGGTTGCCAGAATACTGACGATAATGGAGACTTCGTATCAGCTATGTACCTGGAGAATTGTAATATAGGCAACTTCTCCTTTAACATGAACAGTCAAGCTGTAATACTACAGGAGAACGTTAACATAATGTTTGATCGTATGATTGCTGTAGACTATAGCTAGGGGATTTTTAAAAATGGCTAGTAGAATAAAACAAGGTAATGACGGTAGCGAACGTTTATATACCGTAAGGCCTAGAAATGCCAAGTCAGTAACACAGAAACGAGGTACTCCTAGTAGTATCCGTTTCAACTTACCCGAAGATCTGGCGGATAACCCTGAAGCATACACTAAAGGTATGAACCCCTCAACAGTAAGTGCATTCACAGACGCTATCGATAGAGAAGGCTTAGGGTTCATTAACTTCATTACACAGTCTGCTTCATACTCTATTCAAGAGAAGAGTCAGATAATGCACACCTTCGGCGCCCAAGAGGCTGTGTACTTCTATGGACGTGCACCTGTCATGGTGCAGATCACAGGAATATTAGTTGATGACCTGGATAACGACCAGTTCGCTAAATTCATGGGCCTCTACCAAAGCTTCTTGAGAGGCTCTAGTGCTAGTAAGGAGTATGCGTATGTAACGCTATCGCTTAACAATGCTGTATTCGAAGGTTCCTTCATGAATATTAGTATTCAGCAGAACTCTGATAGAGACACTGATATAACGTTCTCGGCACAGTTCTTAGCCAAGACGTTTACTATAGCCAGTACTGACACTGTATTTGCAGACGGCGAGGGGTTATTTACCAGTAACTTGCTGATACGCGATCCCGACCCTTCTATCACCCGTGAAGAAGTACAGGCTACAATAGACGCCAATGCAGCTGCCCGATTAACTGCAGAAACAGATGCGTCTAATGATTCATCTAATGCATTAGCCCCGGAGAATACTGGATTCTTCGGAGATATACCTAAGAGTTTCGGAACCCTGCCTACGCTCGGAGACCTTGAAGGGTTCTCTGTAGCAGACATTACGAATTTCTTCGATTCTTTTACTGACACGATAGATAATATCACGGCACCATTCACCGATCTAGTAGGACAGATAGATGACTTTGCTAAGGAAGCAATTAGCTTAGTAGAGGCAGTAGAAGAAGGCTTGGATGATATAATTAACACAGTAGACTCTATAACTAATCAAGTCTTTGGCGCAGTAGATACTTTAGATGATGCAGTCCACAAGATATGTAGCTTCCCGGACTCACTTAGTGCTAAGTTAGGGTCCATAGGGAATCCTGGAGGAACAGCCCTACCTATAGCAGGCAGTGAGAACCTACCAGCTTCCGATAGCGCTTCCCTATTGTCTGCATCTTCTAACACAGGCGCTGCAAGAGGTACTCCTGAAGGTGCTGCAGCTAAACTATCCCTGAGCACTAGTAGTAATCAAGAGACATCCCTTACTAGTACAGGGATTGAACCTACTACACCCGATCCTGAATTATCAGTAATTATACAAATAGGAGGTTAACATGGCATTAGGCGTACGTTCATACGGCAACTCATTGCTTACTCAGAACATTTACAATCCGGATAACTTATCAGATAGGTTACCTGCACTTAAGGCATTCGCATATAGGATCCTAGAACCTACGCTCACTTGTACTGAAGAAGAATGTGGGACAACCATAGGCCGTCTACTACAAGTACCAGAGGCTTCGCTAGTAGGACTTATTAAGTTAGACACAGACCAGGTCATAACGGACCAAGACACTACAGATTGGATAAATGCTGGCATATATACAGTACGAGTAAGGGACACTTCCAGCTGCCTAACCGTTAATGGTTTCTGTAGGAACTGTGGTAGAGGCTACTTACACCGCATAGGAGCTCCTGGGACGCCTCCTCTTGGCGAAAATCTTGCCTTTAGTAGTTCGGCCCGCTCTTACCAAAACTACATAGCTAAGAGCTTCTCAGGAGCTTCTATGGGATGGTTACCTTTAGCCGCGGATCCCTTACCGAGTATCCCAGACAATTGGAGCTCTATAACTAGTCACGAAGAGATGGATAAGCTCTGCAGGATCTTAAGGCCACTTGGAGTGGCGCAGGATGACTATAACTACCTATTGTCAGTAGAGGATCTTCTAGAGAGAGCCTTACTGCTTATCGGAACTTACGGAGTATTTGGATATGCCTAGTTTTAATACTAACGCCCAGGATATGTTTGCATCAGATTACCGTGTATACATCGAGGGTGTACAAGTACCCTTTGAATCTGCGCATATCAGCAACACCTACGGACAGTTACCTTCAGCATCTGTAAGCCTGCCACCTTGGCCTGGTTTACAGGAGTTAGGCCGTAACTACATGCCTAAAATAGACATCTTCTGGCGCGACTACAACCTAGGAGTTACTGCAGGAGAAGCCGCAGAACTAGGGGATGATACTAGAGATGCGCAGAGAGATGCCTACAAGCTTATCTTTAGTGGGGTCATTCATGGCACTACAGACTCTAAGAATGTATCTCCCGATAGTGGCAGTCAGAGTATAGCCCTTAATTGCATACATGCTTTATCAGCTATGAGCGACATTCTCATTAGATACGGTAACCAGGCTATTCAGGCAGCCCAGGCTCAATTGGCATCTAACGGTGACTCATCCGTAACCATTGCTGAGTGGGATATTAATACGATGATGATAAAAGCCTTAATGGGAGTCGAAGGCGGACTGCAAAGTGACGATGCTCACTTCGTAGAGAGATCTAAAGTAGAGGAGCTTCAAGGCACTCCCGGGATACTAAGGGTAATGTGGAATATCCTTAAGCGCGACGCTAATACACTGCGTGGCTTAGGAAAGTCTTCAGTACTCACTGAGATATACATACCACTAATAGAAGACGGTCTTCAGTTCTGGGAGCGTATGACAGGCCACGCAGAGATAGAAAGTGGAATCCAGGATGATGAGTCTAGAATAGACTATAACGACGGTACTGAAAACAGTACTATACGTGGAGTCAACCCTGATCTCAAAGGTAAGGTGATGATACCTTCGGTATTCAGATCGTTCCTAGGAGCTGCCGCTCAGAAGGAGTTAGCGTTAACTGCAATGCAAAGCTTGCAGGCTGGTGCAGGCTCTCCGGAGAGCTCTAACTTCATGGACCATGTAGACTCCTTACTGACTCGACTCGAATATGATATGGTAACATTGTCGTCGCCCGTAAGTGTAGGTGTAGATGGTAAGAGACGCTACGAATATATCATTAAGCCAATCCTATCATCTTACTACTCTCCTATATGTAACGTAGTACTACCTAATATGCTAGATAGCATAACCGTCAGTAATAATTATGAAGCCGTTCCTAGTCGTACAGTTAACTTGACTAATCTAGGAGCGATGATATCTAGTGGTAACTCGGGTACTACCCCTGACCAAGCTTACATGTCGCCTCACTCAGTACGCTATGCTAGGGCAGAAGGTGATAAGGGAGATTTATCTAAGAGCCTAGTCTCTTACAATAACGTCCCTGGTAAATACGAGTACGGCTCAGGCGTTAAAGCTAGGACCACTCAACTACCATCTCTCTACAACTTAATGTATATAAGTTTGGATAAGGCAGAGGCAGAGGACGGGATAAATACTAGTGTCAATGGTACTGATATATACAGCAAGTCTCTATCCGCATGGGATAAGATGTATCCAGAGGAGAGATGGCCGGGAGCCCTTAAATATAATCCTCTTAAGTTAGATTCTGGAATCTCGTCGTTTAGTAGACTTAACTTTATGTACTCAGATCAGCAGTTTGCAATGGAGACTTCTAAGGCCCGTACAGCTCAAGCCAGCGGAGTATTCAACCCGTATGCTATCGTGGGGTATCCTATGGATTTAGTGGATGCTGTCCCTAGCAGAGAGAGTTACCATGGACTCTGCACTAGCGTCACGCACGTCATACATGCTTCCGGACAGTCATCTACGAGCTATGGTATGAGTGCAGCTACTTCGTTCTCAGAATTAGCCTCTTACAACATACCTGCAGTCAACCCATACCTAAGTGGTGTATTTGAGTTTGAAGATGACTCTAGGATCTACGCCAATAAGAAAGCCTATGAGAAGGCTTGTAAGATTTATTTAGGAGTGCTAGGAGTTGGCGCTGCAGAACCTGCGTTACTACAGGATTATTCTACAGGCGTACCGATCCCCTTTAGTAGAACAGAAGATTCAGGATGTTGGAGCAATACTGCAGACTCTCAGTTCCTAGATACAGTACAAGGCTCTTTGATGTTAGTAGCCCGTAATATAAGCTCTCTTCTAGAATTGGAGAACGATAGGATCTTCCGTGGTAAGTCCGAATTTATAGACATTGCCGACTGGTCAGACTCTGACCCTTCCGATGTTAGTGAAGTTTCCAGCGCCACTAGTGTGGAAATATCTGAAGATGGAACTAAAATATCAACATTAGGGAGGGATACAGAGTCTTCTCCGTTTTTAGACTACTAGGAGATTACATGAAAGGCAGGCGCTACTCAGAGGGCGGGGACGAAATCCCCGAGCTTACCTTCGAAGTGCAGACAGAAAACAACGCTACTGACAACTTACGCACCCGGAGACGTACTAAGTACTTTGTCCCTGATAAAGCGTTCACTAGCGGAACTAGCGATGCTCGTCTCTGCTTTGTCGAACGTGACTTTAGTGAGAAGCTGCAGCAATTTATGCTCAGCTACTCATATACGTTAGTTACCACAAAAGTATTATCTGGAGAAGTATAGTGGCAAAGTACGACGAAATGGAGCATTACGAAAACTATAAGAGAACCGGTAGCATACGCGACCGTACTCGTACAGTAATGGCTCTTAAACCAGTTCTATTCAAGAAGCATCAGCAGTTGGCAGGTAGCTTACCTGACAGCGCACTTAGCGCTGAGATTACTAAGCACGCCATTAACGGTATAGATAGCTACGACCCTACTAAGGGAGCTAAACTGTCTACTCACGTATTTAACCACATAGCTCAGGCTTCCCGTCTCAATTACACGTATCAGAACGTAGTACGTATGTCAGAGGATAAGCAGCAAGGTAAGTTCAAGCATTATAAGAAAGCTCTAGATGACTTAAATAGCGAACTTAATCAAGAACCTACTGATGAGCAGATAGCCGAGAGACTCGGTTGGAGAGTCAAAGAAGTAGTCGACTTGAAGAGCGGTCTATTCTCAGATATCTTTGAGAGTCGTCAAGAAGTTGCTGCGGAATCCAGTCAGTTCTCAGATGACAAGACTAGGATGAATTTCCTCATGGAGAATCTTAATCCCGAAGAAACTAAATTCTTCCGCGACAAGACCTCTGGTATGAATCAGACTGATATGGCCGCTAGACACGGTATGGACGTCAACAAGCTTAATTACACAGGGCGTAAACTTACCGATAAGGTCAGGATGCTAATGGAGAAATACGATGGTCGATGAAGACATCGGTCTCATGTATGACCAAGTACTGGAATACCTGAAGGCCAAGCAGGCTTATTACGCAGACGCTAGTATCCCTGATAGTGAGTTTAGTGACTATCGTGATTTCGACTTAACTAGTGCAGTTGATACTATACAGCGACAGATTAAGAATCGTCCAAGTAGAGGAGAGGCGGCCACTATTAAGGGCTACCGAGACATGAGAGCCTCTACTTCCGAGTACGATATAAGGCTTATGGGCCGCTCTGATTACTGGACTGACGCTGCAGTAGAGGAACAGGACAACATTGATAAGTGGAATTACAATAAGAAGCTTGTCTATCTACAGATGAACGGTAAGGATGCAGGGAACTAATATGGCCAGTAGAGTCGGTAACACAGCAAACCTGGAAGGTACTAGTAGGTATGACCTGCTGATATTTGACTTTCCAGACGGCTACCCCGTAGGTAGCATTAACTTAGGGTTCGGTAAGACCCCTAAACGTATCTCTGGAGTAGAGAAGGTAGTGCAGGTATTCCTTAAGACACTATTAACCAGTAAGAGCTCTGATGTATTACGCAGCAGTAGAGGAACAGGATTCCCCGCATTCACCGGTACTCACAACATCCAGACTAAAGATAATACAGAAGCGATATCATTGATAACCGCGTCTGTCTCTAATGCGGAGAAGCAGGCTAAGTCTATTCTCAACGTTAACTCAGAAGGACTGACCTCTCAATTAGAGTCAGTTACATTAATAGGATTAGAGCAAATAGAAGATGGAACTACAGTACAGATGCATGTACTTACTAAGTCTGGCGAAACCGCCCCTATAGCCCTACCATTTACTAGCTTAGGCATACAGGTGAACGCATAATGGCAACTAGCATATTCTCCATCATAGATGGATTGACAGTAGAAAGTGAAGATATTATAGAGGCCGAGTTGTTCGCGGAGCAATACCTTAGTGCCCAGTTCCCTACTTATGATTTCCGTCAAGGCACTGCATTAAGAGACATGACAGTACGGCCCAATGCCACTCTTTTAGCTTTAGTCAATAAAGCTATCAAGTACTACTTCGACGAGACTGATATAGTAAATATCACTAACTCCACCGATAATGACATTGCGGATAGCAGGCTTTCGAACTTCTTCATTACACGAAAGTCAGGTGATAGCGCAGTAGTTAAGGCTAGGTTATACTTCTCGTTCCCTACTGTAACGCCCATAGCTACTATAATACCTAGCAGTGCTACATTTTCAGTAGATAATGAGATTCAATTCTCTCCCGCAGGTAATATATCAGTAAACCCAGATCCTGGCGTACTTTTACGAGAGGACGGGCAATACTATTTCTTCTACGATGGTGCAGAGGATTTACATTATGTAGAAGTGGATTTAGTGGCACTAAGCCCTAGTGAGGAATCTAATTTAGAAGATGGTGACTTACTGTATTTCACGATATTCTCTCCGTACTTCTTACAGGGTAACATTCAGTATTTAGTAAGCACAGCTATAGAGACTGAGACTAACGAGGAGATGGTAGGCAGAGCATACTCGTCTATATCTACCCGTAACCTTATAAACACTCCTAGCATAGAAGCAGGTATCACTGACCAATTCAATTATGTACGTAGTGTATATCCAGTTGGATTAGGTAACGACGACTTATATAGAGACCTCATATCCCTTGCTATAGTGGATCCAGGGCCTACTGAAGGTGATATAGTAGTACATCATAAAGGTGGCCACGTAGATGTATATTGCGATACCACTACGGTTACCCAAAGAGTACAATTCACTCTAGATGTAGATAGCAAGTTCTATGTAGCCGGGCCTGTACTATCTATGGTTAGATCTACCGAGGCTCAATCAGGGTTAGAAGAGGATACCGTTCCACCTAATGCAGATTATCGTTATAGCCCGGATAACGTATCTACATATACATCTCTAGGTGTACCGGATACCCCTGCAGACGACAAAGGTTTATCAGCTATTCAACAGCTGGTAGTAGAAGTAGACTTCGCATCTCCAGGAGAGACTATCACTATGGACTTGCTATCTTTCGCAGGCCTTAATGCGGTGCAGACCGCTATAACTTCTGATGAGCAGAAAGTTGTATGTGCAGATTACTTAGTAAGAGCCTTTGAACCTGTATTTATTAATGTAACAGTAGATGTACGTGAAGGTACTATAGTTACCGAGGGTATCACTGCGATAGAGGATTACATCCTATCTATCCCTGCTGGTGGGCAGTTATTCATGTCGTCCATCATATCGGCTATTCAAAATGCAGGCGTAACGAAGTTCACTATGCCCATCGACGTAGAGGCTATTACTAAGAACCGTTACAGAGAGTTCGACTCTACTAATCCAGCGATAGTCGACGAGATTTCGGAGATAGTAGTAGACTCTTACGATTTACGCACCAATCAGATATTCTCTGTTGGTACCATTACATTAACAGAGGTTTAATACTATGATAGAGACCACTAAGCTTAGTGATCCATCCCTTGTATACATGTACGGCCTATCTGATTTCTGGGTGGAAATGTTTGGAGATAAACAGCTAGTAGAGACTATATTAGCAGGAGAGACTATACAGCTTGCAGAAGCCTATAGTTACTTCCTACAGAGATCTGCAGGAATATCTCTAACAGATATTCAGGATAAGTACGAAACCCGCATTAAGCTACTTATATTAGATCAGAGTGACTTAGCAGATCCTAGTGACCTATCATCGTTCAGAGTAGATACTAGCATAGTAGGTATGAGCAAGATATCTAACAGACCGGTACTGCCTACTCAGACATTATCTGATGGTATTCATTTTGACATCTTAGATAACGTATTGAAATTCCATAAGCCTATAGATCAACTTAAGTTCCCTATCCGTTACAACAGTGACGGAACGTGGCAATACGCAGTATGGATGTGCGACGTTGAGATTGACGAGAAATGGATCGACACTACATTCGGTCAACTAGTTGGATTCACTGAAGAAGACGCTATCTTTAACTATAAGTCATTCTTAGAAGGTGTATACTTCTTATACACTAACGGGCCGAATATATCCTATATAGAGCGTGGAGTTAACTTAGCTATGGGCATGCCCTACGCTAGGGAGACTGAAGATATACTTGATATATCTCAAGACGAGTTGACCTCTAACTGGGTAGTATTCACTGCAGGCAACTCCTACGAAATACCGTACAACTTTAGACCTGATCTGGTAGTAGGAGAGACTATTACTCAAGGAGATGTATTATCTACGTGGGTAGAAGTGAAAGATTACTCTACCTCAGGAACCTGGTGGTATCAAATATACCTACCTAGAGAAGTCTTAGGCCCCGGCATAGAACCTTCTGACATAGGTGTCATATATGAAGGCACTACGGGAGATGTCATGATGAATAACTTTCTAAAGCATCATATGTTCGAAGTGCTTATTACGCAACCTAGTAGTGACATTACGGCGTTCAATACTGCACGTGAGTTAGTACTAGGCGCCAAGCCGTCATACTCATATCCAGTGTTTGTATGGAAGGCCAGTGTTGATGACGAGATCATTAATTTAGAAGATGACTTCCATTATGACTATGGAGTGAATCTTACCGATCACTGTGTATCTCCTCCGTCCATTAGGTTCATGGATAGATCTGTAGAACATGACGATTTCAATAGAGGCACTAATTGGTACAATAGAGTCCAGGGATCTACCTACTTAGCTACCTTACTTGGTTACGGTGACTGGGAGGGGAACGGAGGTTGGGCTCCACAGTTCGACTCTGTAGACGACGCTACACTAGAGTATCTAGACGTTACTATGAGGACTCGCGGAGACTTAGTATCTCCAACCACTCGAGGCACTGTCACTAGAGGCTGGAGAGGCCACGTAGACAATATTGATATCGGTGGGGATCCCCTAGACGATACTCCAATAGGGTTTGATTGGGAAGTACCTGAAAGTAACGTCTACGGTATAGGCTCTATGGACTTCATAGTGAATGAGAGAGACCTTACCCCACTTTACTTAATGAGCCGCACAGAGTTCATCGACAAGATGCTTACTATAGACCCTAGATTTAAGATAGAAAACCGTAACAAGTTCGTAGTAACTGGACTTAATCTAGTAGACGTGTATGACCAATGGATGGTGCGCAACGACTCTATAAATACCGACGCCAGTACCAGCTACAAGTTCGAGTATAGCGAGGGTGATTTAGATATCTCATTCTCACCTTTCGCACATCAAACATTTGTCCCAGCTAGAGACGATATGTATGACGAAGATGAATTACCTATACTAGACGGCTCCTTATTGATAACTAGATCTACCGATAGTTCATGGGTATGTCAATGGATACGCACTAGGGTTTCTGCAGCACCTACTCTGTTCCCCATAGAGGATCAGGATTGGACTAAGGCTATCGAGCAATACACTTTCGACGACTTAGGTACTGAAGAGAATAACGACGGTATCTCAATTAATGCCGAAGTAGAGAGAGTGCAAACTCCTAGGTTAGTAGACACTCGAGACGATCTCTTACTCATTACAGATGGACTATACGTTAAATTAGTGGATTATGCAGTTGACTTAGAGAACTCTACTGCAGAAGGCTTTGGAGATCTAGGGATACCTAGTAGATCCTATGCAGTCTTGTATAATACTCCGGTAACTCAAGGATACTTAGCGTACGATCAATCTGGATCCCTTACTACAGTAGAGGAAACTCTATCGCCTGAGATAGACGATACGTATATACTATCGGAGACTCCTGCTAAAGAGCAGACCCTGGTTGTAATTAACGGAGTATTTGAGTTCGATTACACTATATTAGGTAACATCCTTACGCTAGGCACTCCGTCTGGAGACGTTACTGTACGGTACGTAGACCATAGGTTAGAGGAGGTACTTACTGCAGGTAGCTCAAGTTATACTCTAGGAGACAATGGACACTGTAAAATATTCATAGGTTCCCGCCTTTTAGAGGATTGGGCATATATACGATCAGGCTCTAGTGTAACGCTATCGTCAGTAGCTACCGAGGACTTAACTGTCCGATATGATAGTCACGATACGTTTACTAAGGTATCTGGATTTACACGCAGTACAGTTGAAGAGAATCAAGCAAGGTTCTTAATGGATCGTAGCAGGGAAGATGGAGAGTATGACGACTACTTAGGTCAGACAGTCTTCATGAACCGTGGTGGAGTACCTACTTTATCCAATGGCTCGCCTGCAGACGACACGAATGTAATTAGGAGATTACGATGAATTTAGCCTGGGCTAAGAAGAAAGTCGCTAGTATGGCCAAGGCCATACTCGGCGCACCGATGAATTTAACGGATAATGTAGCTAAAGGCTACTTATCCGTTTATAAAGGATATTCAGATGGGTCGCGAGAGACGGTGTTTGAAAACGACCCTAATACTATCACTTTCGCCTCCCGAGAGCATCACTTAAAGTTTCTTCATGATCCTGCAGTGGCGCAGGATGTACTAGCATCGTTTAAAGTAGGCTCGGGTGGAGCTATCGGATCAGACACTGCAGGCAATACGAATATCAAGGTTATCTCGCCTGATCCCACTCGTAACGACTTGTATACTCCGATCCCGTTAGTTAACGATGAAATCTCTATTGTACCCAGCCCTACAGGGGATTACTCAGATGGTGTCTATATAAGCATTCAGTTTACATTGAGTCAAGATGAAGGTAACGGCCTGTTTATCAATGAGTGTGCATTGTTTAAGGATGGAGGCGATATGTTCAACCATAAGACATTTATCTCAATACCTAAGAACGAGAGTTTCACGTTGATATTCGATTGGAGGATAATCTATGTCTAAAGGAGAACGTATATGCCTAGTAGGCTAAAGATCACTACAGAATACAAGTCAGGATCTTGGTTAGTAACGAGTGAGGTAGATACGGATGATGAGGACTTCCCTACGGAAGTCTTCTTGTGGACATTAGATGATGCTGGAGCTTTAGACGAGTTTCAGGCCATCGGCCATATAGATCAAGTTACTCGCTACCCGTTATACGACTCGAACAGAACAAGCAACTTCGGTATCCACTTAGTACGCTATTTGACTAGCGCTCAGACTCTATTATCAGAGGAGGATGTCGCCAAGGCGATCACTGTACTTAAGTCCGCATTTCAGATACTGCTGGACGGATACGCAGTAGTCTCAGAGCCGGTAGAGGAATTCTACCCTTAATTTCAGATACCGAGGTGTATGCCGAGGTATCTAGGAGTACCAGATGTACCATTATGGAAAGACAAGCCAAGAGATCGGAAGAG